TAGATAATATTACTACAGGTCTTGTAATGACCAATGGTTCTAAAATTCAAATGGAATGGAAAACTACCGAAAAAGGTAGAAAACCAAATACTATAGAATTATTTGTAAAACCTGCAGAAAATTCTAATTATACTTTAATAAGTGGCAGTAATTGGGGTGTTAATTTGAGTGGGTCTACTAACACAAATTTTGGACAAGTAGTATTTAATTATAATGGTTCTAATTCTATATCTACAACATCATTACCAATATTTAACGGAAACTTCTTTGGAATTTCAGTAAGTAGTGGTTCTAACGGATTAAAATTAGATGTAAGACAATCTAACAAAGAAAGAACTATATTTCAACAATCTGTATCTGCAAGTTCTGTAGTAACTTTATGGAACACTGGTTCCACATTACAAATTGGAGGTAATTATGTTGGTTCTTTAGATGAATTCCGTTTATGGTCTGAAGTATTGGATACTGAAAGATTTTATGAACACGTTTCATTTCCTGAAATGATTAATGGAAATAGTGTTTCATCTTCAACCGATGATTTATATTTCCGTTTAGATTTTGAATATCCTAAAAATTTAGCACAAACATCTTCGTTAATAAATGTTGATACTAACATTTATTTTGAAAATGGATTGACTAGAAATGATTATGAAAATGGAACTACTGCTTCATTGTATTCGGTAAACACTACACCATTATTATCAGCATCGGCATTTAATTTCCCATCTATAAGTGAATATCCATTTCAATTTGAAGTAATCGATAGAACAATTGTAATGGATTATCCAGATGGTGGAGCGAGTAGATTTTCAACTAATAAAGTTAGATTCGAAGACCAATATACTTTAACTAATCAAAAAATATCTGGAAGTGTTGGTGTAGATTTATCTTCAAAAAGTAGAGCAACTAAAAAAGCATTTGACCAATCTCCAACTGATTCTAACAGAGTTGGTTTATTCTTCTCTCCTACAAAAGAGTTGAATATGGATATTGCTAAAACTTTTGGTGGGTTAAATATTGATAACTACATTGGTGACCCATCGGATGATTATAAACCAAATTATAAATCATTGGATAATTTAAGAAATTATTATTTCCAAAGATTTGATAATAGAGATATATATGCTTACATAAATCTAATCAAACTATATGAGAAATCTATGTTTGAAGATTTAAAAAAGATGTTGCCTGCGAGGGTTAAAGCAACTACTGGTTTATTAATAGAACCACACTTTTTAGAAAGAAGTAAAGTTGTTCACAAAAAACCTACTGCAGATGATTATCAGAAAGAAACTGAAATAAAATTATCTGATACTAGTGTTATTTCATTTGAAAATATTCAAAAAGAAACATTAATAGATGCCAATTTATCAGAAAATTTAACGGTAGAAAACAATCAGTATGAAGCATTGATTTCAACTGCATCGGTAAATAATTTATTGGCTGAAAATTATCAACAGGATTCTACTATTGATATGAATTCTAATTTTGTTTTTAATTCGGATTATTATCAAAAAGAAATAACTATAGATGCAGATTTAGGAACCCCTACAATTGTAACTGAAATTGATATTATAAATTCCAATCAAGTTATAGGACAAACTGAATTTGAAACAATTGGGTTTGGTATATACGCACAAAACGGTTCCGCGATTAGAACTTATTTTAATAAAGATAATAGAGTTGTTAAAGAACGAATTAAAGTACAATTAGTTACGGAAGAAAAAGAAAGAATTATACAAAAATTTGCAATTACCGCATCTGCAAACGGATTGGGAGACCCACGTGGTGGATATGTTTCGGATATTCAAACTTATACTGAAACACGATTAAATATTCAACCATTCGGTGCACCAAATAGTCCAACAGTTGGGGGCAATGTAATAGAAGTAACAAATGTAAATGGATATTTACCAACGCATAATAAATTTACTTCCGATTTAACTAGGGGATTACAAAATAGTTTCTTTAAGGGTTCTAAAAATACTGCGGCAACTACACTAGATGGTAGTTCTCCGATTGAAACATTTATATCTAATCCGAATACATTAAAAGTAAATAAAACTGGTAGAGATTCTTCCGAACCTATTTTGGAAGTAGAATAACGAAATTTAAAAATTATTATATTTATAAACAAAGAATAATAAAAATATTATGGGATATTTAAGTAATAGTGAATTAACTGTTGATGCAATTCTTACTAAAAAAGGTAGAGAAAAATTAGCATCAGGACAAGGATTAAACATTACTCAATTTGCGTTAGCAGATGATGAGATTGATTACACACTTTACGAACCGGCACATCCACTTGGTTCTGCATATTATGATGCGGCAATTAAGAATATGCCAGTATTGGAAGCCAATCCTGATGAAACGCAAGTAATGAAATATAAATTGGTAACACTACCTAAAAATACAACTCGTATTCCTGTTGTAGAATTTGGTATACCAACCATTTCAGTTAATCAAAGAAGTGGTGAAGTTTCATTATCACCAACAACATCTCCAGCTGGAAATAGAAGTTTGGGATACACAATTGTATTATCAAACAAAAACGCAGGTGATATTGTAGGAGAAGGAGTAACATCTGATGTAGGTTCAGTGCCTATTTTTATTGGTGATGATATATCTGCAACCGCAGCAATTGCTAAAGGATTAACATTTAAATTTATTCCAAACCCATCTTTAACTTCAACTATCAAAACTACAATTACGGTTTATGGTAACGAAACTGGTGGTTCACAAACAATACCTGTAACGATAACTTACGTTCAATAAAATAAACTATGGCATTAATTAGAGACAATAGAGGAGCCCTTTTAGCAAGTAATATAGCTCAATACTTGGCAGGACAATCAAATGTAGCAGGTACTCCTATCGATACAAATGAATTAGTTAGTATTGTAAACCAATTTTTAGGACAGGGTGAGCAAATTAGTTCGGATATAACCACTATTACAAATGGTATATATAAGAAATTTGGAGCAATTGATAAAGTAACAAACAGAACAGAAATTGTAACTTCTGGAATATGGAGTGGTGATGAAGGTTCATTGACTAATTTTTTCACATCATCTACACAGTTGAACTCTGTAAGTGGTAAGTATTATTTGGATGTATATAATGTTGCAACCTCATCAACTTCTGCAGAGGTTCAATTTTCCATCGCGTATGGAGATGTAAACGGAAACGGAGCACCTACATTATCTCAAGATGATGATTCCAATTTGCAAACTACTGCAGTTTATAATCAATTTAAAAATGTATTATTGGATGCAGCTGATGCATATTTTAGTGTTTACACTGGGTCAACCGCAGGAGGACATGATTTATCATCATTCTATGTACTTAACATTAATAGAGCTAGATATAAAGAAAAATTAGATCCAGGAAATATACAAATCGCACTATCAGGTTCAGCTGGATATATTTCATTAATTGATGATTCAGGTGGAACTGGCGAAAATGTAACAACTGCTGGTAGAGTTTATAATATGGTTAGTGGTGCATTGAATATTGGAACATCCTTAACTGCATCAGTAGCACAAGTATCAGATACTTACACACAACAAGGATATGGTTTATTCTATCCTGATATGGGTATTATCTTATTAAACCCAACTGCACTTTCAGCATCAGTTGGTGGTGAATTATCAGCAGCTGCTGGTTCAACTACATTAAAATATCATCAATCAGGTTCGGTATCTGGTTCATTGAAATTGTACGATGCACTAAAAAGAGGTGGTGATTTCCAAGCTCGTAGAACTGAAAATGTTTCTACATCGCATTACTTTGTAAGAGCAAACAATAGAGAATTTAACTTCTCTAACAACCCAACATTCGTAACTGGTTCAGTAGGTGCATTTGTACAACCGTTGTTCGAAAGAGACCCGCATGTGTATATTACAACTGTTGGTTTGTACAATGACGCAAACGAATTATTAGCGGTAGCTAAAACTTCTAAACCAATTGCTAAATCATTTGATAAAGAAGTAGCTATAAAAGTAAAACTTGATTTCTAATAACATATTCCTTACGGATGCTACCGAAGGACACCCCCGTCAGAAATGGTGGGGGTTTTTTATTTCTTTATATTTATATATGATATGTTAAAAAGAATACCCAAATCCGATATTAGTATTAGGCCTTTCAAAGCCTACAAAGAATGGAACTTTTCTAGTGGTTCTAATGAAATAGATTTATTAGAAGCTAATGAAAATTCATCTACATTATCTGGATTATATCCACAAAATTCTATATACGGTCAATTAAGAGCACAATTTTATAATGGAAATGAAGATAACCCATTTTTAAGATTTGGCTCCAAAAATAATACATACGAAATCTCTAATTCGGGTAGAGATAGATTTTTAAGTGGTTCCGCAAAAGTAATATCTATTCCACAAATATATGTTGGAGAAGGAATCAAAAAAGGTTCAATCAATTTATTAGATAATGGTAAAACATATATAGATGATACCTTTGGAAATTTAATAGATTCTGCGGGAGATACTATTACTGTAGTATCTATAGATATTCAAGATAATGAAATTATATTTACAGATTTAGCATCTGCTGCGTATACTGCTTCTTTTCAATTTATGGGGTTTGATATAGAAGACAGTATATTTAATCTAACATATAACGGTATAAGTTATGATATGAATATTGTTAGTTTTAATATTGAAAGTGGTGTAATGATAGTAGAAAATATACCATTTTTATCAGGCGCAGCAGGAACAAATTCAATTGGTAATATATTCTATACCCAAGGGTTGATTGTAATCACCCGAGCACTCAATGATGTATTGATATCTAATTGGGACTTATCATTCAAATCCACCAAAACAATTTATGAGCACGAATATCTATTGATTGTTAATGAAGATGAATTTAATGTTTCACAAAACCCATCCGCCGTTGTAACGGAAGGTGGTGAATATACATCATTTGTAGATTCTTCTGGAAATACACATAGAGTATACTCTAAACAACCTGTTAAGTACATTCGTAAAAAATCTATATTAGAAAATGGAAATACTTTGGATTATCGTTATACATCATCTGTAAGTTCTTCTACTCACTTTGCAGGATTTGAACATTATGATTTAAGTAGTTCTATCGATTCAACTGGTTCTTTCTTAACACCATTCATCACAACAATTGGTTTATACGATGATAATTGTGATTTAGTTGCGGTAGCTAAACTTCCTCAACCAATTAAATCGGAAAGAGATATTCCTGTAAACTTTATTATACGATTTGACACATAATCTTATATTTATACTTAAAATACAAAACAAATGGCAACATTAGAAGAATTATACAAAACCCAACAATCGGCACTAGGTGTTGATAAAATTTCATTTGAAGCTGGAAAGGCTGCAAACACTCCATATTCTACAAATGATTTGCAAAAAGCAGATGAGCAAGTTTTAACTGCTGCAAAATTCAAAACAGGTAGAGGTGGTGAAAAAACCTTTGCAAAGTATTCGGATTCAGTAAAACGATAATTTTTAATGGCTAAAAAAGTTATAAAAAAATCTAAAAGTTGGGTTGGTAGAAAACACGGATTTAAATCTGGTCTTGAAGAAACTATTTCAAGTCAAATTAAAGAAAAGGGTATCGATGTTAAATATGAATCTGAAAAGATTCCTTACATCGTACCCGCTTCAAACCACACTTATAATCCTGATTTCAAATTACCTAATGGCATTTTTGTAGAAACTAAAGGTAGATTTGTTGCAGCTGATAGGAAAAAACATCTATTAGTTAAGGCTCAAAATCCAAATTTGGATATAAGATTCGTATTTTCCAACTCAAATAACAAAATCACAAAAAACTCTAAAACTACATACGCAGATTGGTGTGTAAAAAATGGGTACAAATACGCGGATAAAATCATTCCAGAAGATTGGTTTTAAAAGACTTGGAAATATAAAATATTTATACTATCTTTGATTTGTGTTGAATCAAACTGATAAAAATCTCGTTACAACCACACTATCGAATGTGTTGGGTACATATAATTATTTGAAAGGTAATGAATTGGCCTTTTATTGCCCTTTTTGTAACCACCATAAACCCAAATTACAAGTAAATACTGAAACTCAAAAGTGGCATTGTTGGACTTGTAATAGTGGTGGTAAAAAATTAACATCATTACTTCGTAAATTGGATGTGGATAGAAAAACCATATCAATAATTAGAGAAATATACGGAGATAGTAATTGGACACCACAACAAGAAGATGCAGAAACTCGAGTATTTATACAACTTCCAAAAGAATTTATTTCATTAGCAGAAGAACCAAAAGGATTCAATCCAGAATATAAACATGCTATGTTCTATCTTTCTCAAAGAGGAATTGGTATGAAGGAAATTGTTAAATACAATATTGGTTATTGTAAAGATGGATTGTATAGTAGAAGAATAATTATACCATCTTATAGTTTAGAAGGTTCACTAAACTATTTTGTTTCTCGTTCTTATTATACAGATGAGAAGATGAAATATAAAAACCCACCAATCAGTAAAAATATAATTTGTTTAGAATCACAGATAAATTGGGATGAGCCAATTATATTATGTGAAGGTGTATTTGATGCAATTACAATTAAAAGAAATGCAATTCCACTTTTAGGTAAGTTTCCATCAAAACAATTGGTTGAAAAAATCTTTATGAGTGGAGTAAGCAACATTATTATATCATTAGATAACGATGCAATGACTGACGCATTAAAAGCTGCAGAATACTTTAGAAAAAATGGGATTCAAGTTAAAATGATGTATTTGAAAGATAAAGATGCCGCAGATATGGGGTATGAAAAATTCTACGAAGAACTAAATAAAACTAAAGAATTTACTTCGGAAGAATTACTATTAAATAAAATAAATAGTTTATGAGTAGATTAAAAAAGATTTATCATATTGCAGATATACACATCCGTAATGTGAAAAGACACAATGAGTATCGGCAAGTGTTTGAAAAAATGTTTGAGGAGATTCGTAAAAGAGGTACGGAAGATTCAATCATTTATTTAGCAGGAGATATTGCTCATGCTAAATTGGAATTATCTCCTGAATTGGTTAGAGAAATAAGTTGGTTATTTACCGAATGTTCTAAACATTGTGAAACAATTCTTATTACAGGTAATCACGATTGTAATATGAATAATTCTGATAGATTGGATGTACTTACACCAATTGTAGAGGCTCTAAATTTACCAAACTTCACATATCTCAAAGATACTCAAGTGTATGGAATTGGTGGGGTAGATTTTGGAGTATTTAGTATTTTTGATAGAAAAGAAAATTGGCCAAAAGGAAATACATTATCTTCTAATAAAAAGATTGCTCTATTTCACGGGCCAGTGGATAACTCTCAAACGGATATTGGATACACAGTTTCATCTCGTCATTTCACAACCGAAATGTTTGATGGATACGATTTAGCTCTATTAGGTGATATTCATAAAAGACAAACTATGATTTCACCAAGTGGATGTAAGATAGTTTATGCGGGTTCATTGATTCAACAAAACTTCGGTGAAACGCTGGATAAGCACGGATTCCTTGTTTGGGATTTAGATAGTATGAAATACGAAGAAGTTGATATTCAAAATGATTATGGATATTATACTATGGATGTTGATAATGGTAAAGTTCCTATTGTAACGGATATGCCAAAAAAACCTCGTTTAAGAGTTCGTTTATCTAATACCGATTCTGCCGATACTAAAAAAGTAATGGCTGAAATTAAGATGAGGTATGGTATTGAGGATTTCACAATTATCAGAACCGATTCTCTTTCTAAATCTAAAACAGGTGATAGATTAAATAAATTAGACTTTGAAGATATTTCGGATATCAATTATCAAAACTCACTTATAAATGAGTATATTGAAAGAATGATGCCATTTGTAGTTCCTGAAGATTTGAAAGGGCTAGAACTGATTAATAGAGATATAAATAGTAGAATAGTTCAAGATGATATCCAACGTAATATACAATGGAAACCAATTCGTTTTGAATTTTCAAATATGTTTAGTTATGGTGAAAAGAATAAAATTGATTTTACAAAATTAAACGGATTAGTTGGATTATTTGCTCCAAACGCGGCAGGTAAATCTTCTTTATTTGATGCGGTATCATTTTGTTTATATGATAAAAGCAGTAGAGCATATAAAGCATCTAATATTTTAAATAATCGTAAAACAGAATTTGATTGTACATTATATTTTCAAATAGATGGTGTAGATTATGGTATTCAGAGAACTGCTAAAACAATTAACAAAGGTAAAAATGTAAAAGTAGATGTTCAATTTTGGAGACAAGATGGTGATACTAAAACCTCATTAAATGGAACCGAAAGAAGAGATACAAACCAAATTATTGAACAATATGTTGGAAAATATGAAGATTTTGTACTAACTGCACTATCACTGCAAGGTAATAACGCTCTATTCATTGCTAAATCACAATCGGAAAGGAAAGACCTTCTTGCTCAATTTATGGGGTTAACTATTTTTGATAAATTGTATGATACTGCAACCGAAGATATTAGAGAAGTTTCAGTATTGATTAAAAACTTTAAGAAAACGGATTTTACAACCGAACTTGCCGAAAAAGGTAAGGAATTAATTGAAAAAAAATCACAATTAAAATCATTAGAAACATTACTAAACAATAAAAATATAGAAGTAACTGATTTGAATGATAAAATTGTTGGATTAAGCAGAGAATTAACTCCTATAGATTCCAATTTAGATTTGCCAAAGTTAGAATTAAGTAAAACGAATTTAAAAACTCAAATAGAAAATTTATATAAAGAATACAATACGAAAGAAAATAAAATTATAGAATGTAGTACAATTCTAACCGAAGTTTCACATTCTTTGGTAAACAATAAAACTTTTAAAGTAGAAGAAGTTGATGTTGATATCGAAACTGTCTACTCAAAGTATATTAGTATTAAAAATGAAGTTTTAGAAGCGGAAAATTCTTATCAAAAACTAAAATATATAGAAGAAACATTGAATGAAAAGATTTTACATTTAGAAGAACATAAATATGACCCTAATTGTGAATTTTGTTGTGATAATGTTTTTGTAAAAGATGCAATTAACGCAAAAGATGAGTTGGTAATTTTAAAAAACAAATTAAATACCTCCAAAAATATTGTTAATTCTATTCAATTTAAATTAAATACATTAGATGGTGTAGATACACAATATAGTGAGTATAATGAATTAAAAAACACATATTCTAAAAGTAAAATTGTTTTAGAAAAAACAGAAGTTGAATTAGATGCTTTAAAAACTAAAGAACAATTATTAGAAAACCAATTAAATACTATTAATGAAAATATAAATAAGTATTATGAAAATGAAGATACAATTTCTAAAAATAAACAAATAGAAAGTGTAATTTCTGAACTAAATAAAACAAAAAATAATATTGGAATTGAAATTAATAAATTAAATAAAGATATAACAAATTTAAATGGTTCTATTTCATCCATATCTTCGTTTATAGAGGACATAAAACAGAAGATGAATGATGTTAAGGTATTGGAAGAAAAGAACCGCCTGTACACCTATTATTTGGATGCAGTGAAGAGAGATGGAATACCTTATGAATTAATTTCAAAGGCATTGCCAGTAATAGAAAACGAAGTAAATAATATTTTAGCACAAGTAGTTGATTTTGGAGTTACGATGGAGATGGATGGTAAATCAATTAATGCTAAAATTGTATATGATGACCAGGAGTGGGGACTAGAAATGTGTAGTGGTATGGAAAAATTTGTTAGTGGATTAGCAATTAGAGTAGCACTCATTAATGTATGTAACTTACCTCGTCCAAACTTTTTAGTAATAGATGAAGGATTTGGTACATTGGATTCGGATAACTTATCATCCCTATTTATGATGATGCAGTATCTTAAAACTCAATTTGATTTTATATGGATAATTTCACATTTAGAACAAATGAGAGATATAGTAGATGGATTAATAGAAATTAAAAAAGAAAATGGATATAGTAAAATTAATTTTTAATGGAAAGTATAGAAAATTACAGAAATAGTGGATACATTTACGGTAAGTTGGAAGATTATTCCGAACTAATTGATTTAGATGGTTTTAAACAAATAAAAAATTATATAGATAATACAAATTTTGTAAGATATTCTAGATATGATTATTGGTTTAAATATAATGACCAATCTTATATGGAAGAATTGGTTTATGATAATTATTTAGCAAGAGATAACGATTTAGATACTGCCGATTATGTTTATAATAAAGCACACCAATATCAATTGAAAAAAATTGAAGAATGTGGATTCTATCCAACTTGGGTATTTGGTACTTCTATGGATTCTGAAATAACTAATAGAATAAACAATGAAGTATTAAGAGATTTTCAAAAAAACTTTGTAAGAAAATATTATCCTGAAAAATTATTTAATAAATTTACTGGAAATACAAAATTACAATTTTACGATAATGGATGTGAGATAAAATTACATGATGATGGAAAACCTCATAACAGAATATGTGTATTTTTATATTTTTTAAATAACGAATGGAGTGAATCAAATGGTGGACATTTGATATTACATGATTTAAATGGAAATGATATTAAAGTAAATCCAATTTTTCCTAATTTTGTAGTATTGGATTCTGATAAAAATTTATTTCATGAAGTTGAAAAAGTACAGAATGATATTAAATATAATATAGTATCATTCTACTCACATGAAGATTAGAAAGATTTAATTTTATCTGCTTTTAACACACCGTTTTGAATTTTAGGAACTCCAATATGTTTTTTAATTAAGTTTTCTACTAAACTTCCCATTTTAAACCCATGTTCTTCACAATAATTTTTGAGAAGTTCGTGGGTTTCTTTTTTTATTTGTAACATCGCGTATTTCATAACTCTTTAGTTATCTTTAGTTTAATAAAGTATTTATTAGTTTTCTTTATATAAATATGTTAGATTTATTTTTTAAGAATATTTATAGTAAAGATATTTTATAATGGCCGTAATAAAGAAAACGCTTTTTGCTGAAAATTTAGATAAGTATAATACATTTGTAGTAGATACTGCTCCAAATAGTACCTACTTCAATGTAACAGAAATACCAGATGCATTTACTGGTGGTAAGAACGCATTTTTAATAGCAGGTTCAAAGGAATTAGTAGCCGATACTTTAGTTAAAATTGAAATTAAAGATGCTGCAGGAAATACTATATATCATGAACCTGGTGAAGGTATAGTATCGTCATCTATAAACGGAGAATCGTTTATTAGTGAATACTATGAAGGGGTATCAAAAGTTGTAGCGGTATATGTTTATCCAGATACAACTGCGTATGGTCCGTGTACAATTACAATATTAGGTGAATTAAGCTCATACTATGATGGTAATGGTTTATTAACACCAATACCAATTGATTGGCAAGGTACTTACAATGTAAAGTGGCAGAGAAGTGTTAATGTAAATCCTACATTGGCAAATACTACTAAAATTCGTTTTTATCGTAGACCAACTGCTACTATTACAGAAATACTATCCCCAATATACAGAATAGAAAGTGGTTCAAAGGTTGATTCTGGTATAAATCAATCTTTTGCAGAAATTAAACTTTCACAATTAGAAACATTTGCAGGTGATGTAAAACGAGTAAAAGTATTCAGAACTTCTGAAGGAGATATTTCTGATTTTAATTTAATACAAGATATATTAGTAGAATCAAAAGAATTATTAACAACTACCCAATTAACAGGAAGTGTTATAGGAAATACTGGAACATTTACATCGGAAGTATTACCTTTATTTTGGAATACTGGTTCATTAACTGCCCAATTAACATCTAGTAGAGTTGAAAGTGGATTAAAATTAAACGGAAGTGGATTATTAACTTACTCACAATCGTTGGACATAAAAGCATCAAACACGTATGAGTTAAATTTAGATGCGTTTTACTCATCATCTACCGCAAGTAATTTAGGAATATACATAAGTGGCTCGGATGGTGGTGATGTTTTAATTGGTACATTAAATGGAATAACCCCCACAAAAAATCTATCAGATACGGTTATTCCATTTAAATTAGATTCCGATTTTCAAAGTGGTTCTTTATATTTTTCACAATCGCAAGGTGAATGGCATGTTGGAAATATAAGTTTAAGACTTTCCGAAGATACGGCATTTTCACCTGATGAAATCTCCTTTATTACTACAATGCCCACAGTCATTGGTAATGAAACTTATAATTTTAAATTTGAATTTTATGATGTAAATAACAATTTTGTTCCAGTTGCAGTAACACAGAGTGCAAATTTTACGGGTGGGACAAGTGGAGTAGCCACTAAATTGTTAACATTTGATTCAGATAGAACTGCATTTAGATTTTCTACTGGTTCATTTGGTAATCCTGCATTTCAACAATTAGGATTTAAAGTTTCAAAATCAAATTTAACAGGTTCAGTTACATACGCATCATCTGCATTTGATATTGGCGGTAATTATATAGTACCCGCATCCTATGCAGGAACTTATCCTGGAACATTAACAAATGTAAGTGATGCGGGTGCAACATTAACTATTGCAAATTTTACTGGTAGTGTAGCATCTGTATTAGTTGGTTCAATTACATATACTGCATCGTGTGAAGGATTAGAACAATTTGAAACTGTATACAGATTTGAAGATGGTGATAATGCACCTGGTGTTTTTGTAACATCTAATACAAATCAATTTATTTATAAAGCAACAGATTTATCAATAAACCCATCGGGTCAAACAATAACAATCGAAGCTAAACGTAAGAATTTAGCATCGGCAACAACTCCATTAACTGTAAATTCAGGAAGTGGTAAACCACCATTGACATTGGTATCTACTAACTCAACAAACGGCGTAGATACCTATACAATAGCTGGAACTGATTATTCCTTTGGAACGGGAGAGACTACATACTTCATTTCAGGTTCAGACCAATTTGGTAATCAATTTTCTGATGCAATAAAAATAACTCCTGTAAAAATATTAGATGGATTATCCGCAACTCTCACAAATGATAACGCATCACTTCCATCACTTTCAAATGGATTTATAGCAAGTGGTTCATTCATATTGACAAGTGGTTCGGTGACTGTTAAAGTGGGTAATGAGAGTATTTCATTTGATGATGATAATGATAGTATTAGAGCAAATAATACGTTTGCTATAACAAATTTAAGTGGAATTGGATGTACTCCAAATGGTGGAAATAATAGTAATCCAACAACAAACTCATACAGTATTACAAATCTTACTCAAGATTCGGGTTCATTGGATATAACAATTAGTTATAAGGATGGAGCAGGTGATACAACTTCTATTATAAAAAACGTAACTTATACTAAAAATAAAAAAGCAGCACCTGTTTTAGCTATATCATCAACACCAAAAGACCAAAGTGTAACTGCTAAATCAACAGGTGCACAAATTGATTCATTTTTAGATTCAACGATAGTTGTAAAAGAAACTTACAATGGTTCTACTATCACTTTACCAGCAACATTAACTGCAACTAGAGTAGATACTGGTGGGAGTTTAACAGTAAATAATACAACTGGAGTAGTAACTTTGAGTAATCAAACTTTAGCGGATGGAATAAATTCCACAACTGTAAATATAAGTGCAATTGTAACTGATTCTGAAGGAACAAGTAGAACTGTAACCGATACATTAAGTTTATCAAAAGTTAAAAAAGCAGTTCCATTGGTATTAATTTCTGCTTCACCTCAAGCGCAATCTGTATTGGCTAATGCAGCAGGAACGCAAACTGGAACTTTATCAAATGTAACTATAAGTGCATTAGAAGGAACAACTAGTAGATTTACTTCTATGACCATTGCATCTACTTCAGGATTCTCAACTCCACCAACTGTTAGTAGTGCAACATTAACAATGACATCTGCGGTAATGAATGCAGCAGAAGCATCGGTAACATTAACAGTAACACATACTGATAGTGAAGGTACGACTGGACAAACTCAAACGATAATTGTTAGAGCAACAAAAGTTCCTACTGGAGCAGCAGGGGCTAATGGAACCAATGGAACGAACGGAACCAATGGAACGAACGGAGCAGATGGTGCACCCGGAGCGACTGGGGGAGACGGGCCAGGTGTAGTGTTTAGAGGTCCTTGGAATTCTACTACAACTTACAATAGTGTTAGTCAAGACCCAACACGTAAAGATGTGGTGTTGTATAGTGGAACTTATTATGCTACAAAAACAAATGCATCTGCAAATTTAAATAAACAACCGGATACTCAAACCACATTTTGGCAATCACTCGGAACAGATTCATTTTTTGTAGCTGCTGAAATGTTTATATCTAAAGAATCATTTGTACAAAACACAATAAATGTTGGAACAAATTCATCAGGTAATGCTAATATTACAATTGCAGGTGGCACAACATCTCCGTTTATTTCAATTGGACAAGCAACGAAAGGATATGACCAAATTGGTGCATTTATAGGTAGTAATGGAACAACTGGAAGGTTATCTTTAAAATCTGCATCAAATTCATTAACATGGGATGGAACTACTCTAAATATAGTTGGTAACATAGCTGTTGGTAGTAGTGTTCCAGTTGGAACGGTGAGTGGATTGGGAGGCCTTGCAACTCAAAACACCGTATCAACTGGACAAGTTACAGGATTAGGAGGCCTTGCAACTCAAAACACCGTATCAACTGGACAAGTTACAGGATTGGGGACTTTGGCAACTCAAAACACCGTATCAACTGGACAAGTTACAGGATTGGGTGGTTTGGCAACATTAAGTACCGTAACAAATACAGAATTAGCTGCTAATGCAGTACAAGCGGGAAATATTGCAACAGATGCAGTTACTTCTGGTAAAATAGCAGCGAATGCAATAATTGCCGATAAAATAGCAGCGAACGCAATAGTTGCAGATAAAATTGCTACAAATGCCATAACTGCGGGTAAGATTGCAGCTGGTTCTGTAACGGCAGATAAAATAACAGTAAGTGAATTATCCGCGTTAGGTGCTACAATTGGAGGTTGGTCAATTTCTACCGATAAAATAAGTAAAACGAGTACTGGTACAATAGAAATTAACTCAAATGATTTAGGATTCTTTATAAAAGATGGTTCTAGAAATGCAGTAATTATGACGGATGATACTTCATTTAGAATAGGAAGTTCTACATCCGCTTTATCTGATTTTAGTGGTACAGATTCAGTAGTAAGAAATGGTGCAATTTTTGGACAAAACTTACAGTCTGAAGCAAGTACTACATTCTATTCAAACAATGTATCAACGGGTGTTGTTGCAGCTGGAACAGAGGTTTCAATAACAGATGCGGAGATAGCATCAATGATTTCCAATTCGGCAGGTACTTCATATTGGATGCAAATATCTACTGCAACTTATGTTCAAACTTACCATTGGGTAAGTTTAGAAGTTGTGGGAGTGGGCGAAGCACTTATTGCATCGGGTTATGTATTTTATAATGCTCCTAATTATGAACGAGGTATAACATCTACTGGAGGTGGTTCTATAGTAATACCTTCAGGTGGAACATATAATGTTAGAATAAAACATCAAATTGGAGTAAATTATTTAGTTGGTGGTGAAAGTATTACTTTAAAAACTCCAAATTTTAGTGGGGTAAATGCCGTAGTTGGTAGTGCACCTAGAAGTGTTGAAATTTGCCAAGCAGGATTACAATCACTATATGGTTCAAATCAATTTAAAGTTGATACAAGTTTATCTGCCACTAATTTTTTAACCGTAAAGGGTTCATCAAACTTTTCTGGATTAAGTACATTTTCTACTTTAAGTGCAACCAATGGTTCAATAACAAATTTATCAGTTGGTGAATTTTCAGTATCTAGTGGTGTTCTAACTATAAATGGTGATATAAGAGCAACTGGTGATGTTTACGCATTAGCTAGTTCCGATAAGAGATTAAAAGAAAATATTATTCCTATTTCAAATCCAATGGATAAAATTAAAAAAATTGGAGGATATACATTTAATTGGAACGGTATTTCTAACAAACCAAAAAATGTTCAAGAAGTAGGAGTTTTAGCACAAGAAATTCAAGAAGTATTACCAGAAGTTGTAAAGGAAAAGGGTGATGGATATTTAGGAGTTGATTACGAAAAGATAATTGCCTTATTGATTGAAGGAATAAAAGAACAAAATGGTGAAATTACTGAATTAAAAAATGAAATAACATCAATTAAAAAGTTATTAAATAAGTAGTATGTCAATTATAACAATACCAACTTCAAAAATAGCATTGGGTAATCACTTATCAGGCACTGGTGCCGTTTTAGCTGGCTCATCAACTCCTTACGCGTTTTTTCCAATTGAAATTCGTTGGCCTAATATAGCAGAAAATCAATATATTCCTGATTTAACTTTGGGTGGTTCAAATGACCAAACACAAAATGTAAGTGGATTTGGTGATTCTTTATTTTTTGATTTTGAAACCAATATTGGATTAGCAGGTGGAATTCAGGCTTTTATGGTAGACAGTCTTGCTTATACTTATGGTGAAATAAAAATCCCAAGAAGTAAAATTCATAACAATTACACATCAATTTATGTTTCCAATTGTGGTTCATTCAATCCTCGTTCGTTAGCAGGGGTTCTTGGTAATACTGGATTGGGAGGATGTGGTAGGTTTGATATCTATTGGGATTACCTAAATAATTATTCAAGTGGTTTTGAAATTGTAGTTAATAGTAAATCTAGTGGAAGATATAGAGGAATATCCGACCAATGTGGTGTATCTCCAACAATAGAAAATTGTAGTATCAATGGAAACGGACCAGATGGAACCCCGGTTAATAGTTTTAATACTTATTTTTCCGATGGTGGAACTGTTTCTGATTTAACAATAACTATACCTTGGAACGATATTAATAATGTACAAGCGATATTTGTACATTTTATTGAAGCGGATTCGGGAGGAGGCGGAGGAATATAATGAAGGAAAATCTAATAGTATTTATACATTACTCAAATCAAATACCAATAATGCTTGGTATGTTTGGTAAAGAAAATTTAGAATATTTATCTGAATTTGATGCAAAAGAGTTTGACAATTCCGATAAACAAATATATTATCATAGAGGATTAAATAGTAAAATATATTTTTACAATCGCATGACTGATTTTTTAAAAGAATCAAATCAATTTTTTAAAAGTTTTAACAGATGTGTGATATTTGTAGAAAATTTAGAAAGTAAATTGATTGATGATAAAATATTTCAATTAAACATAGATTGCCCCAATATAAAAAAGGTATTTATATGGCATTATGGTGAGGTGTTTGAGATGGAGTTTGTGAAAAAAATACAAGAAATTGAATATGATTTAATACTTTCAGGTTCCAAAAGACCTTTATTAGAAAAAGAACCTAATTTTTATTTTGATTTACTATTTCCATTTAGGTATTTTAAATACTATATAGGATATTATTACTTGGAAGAGTTAATAAATAATATGCCATTACCCAAATATGATACATCTAAATCAAAATTATTTTCTTATGTAAGAGCATATAAAACTGGAAGTTGGAGAACTGAATTATTAAATTCAAATCCTTTAATTCAAAAAATGTTAAATCCAAAGGATTCTGCTAATGATGCATACGATTTATTGTATCCCAAATATAAACACTTTGAAGCAATAAACGATTATCTTTATTGTAATTACAATTTAATATTTGAAACATTAGATTATAGAAATAATAGTGAAAGATTTATTACGGAGAAAACATTTAAAGGATTGTTTTTTGGTAAACCTATATTATTGGTAGCTTGTTCTGATACATTAAATGAACTTAAAAATATGGGATTTTATTTATTAAATTTTGATTTTATAGAAAATATAAATACATTTGAAGATGTGGAAAAAAGTATAAATTTATTTTCAGAATGGTTATATAATACATCTGATAATGAAATAGAAGAACAATATAATAAATCTTTAGAAAAATCTATACAAAATAGATATAAACTGATGGAATACTTAAATGATTATTCAGAAATGGAAACCATATTTCAAAAACTATTAAACTAATACTGTTTTGTTAAAAATATTATATTTATAGTAAATAAACCTCACAATTATGGAACAAATTTGGAAAATAGTAATATCTGGCACAGATACAGCAGTTGAAGGATGTGAATCATTAACTATTGAACAAGCAATGGAATGGCTTGGTACAAATCAAGAAATTTATACCGATGAGCCAAATGAGTGTGGTGATACGCAAAAATACATTTTAATTCCTGTAGAATCTGCCGAATAATCATATAAGGTAGGCATCTATAAGTTTAAAATAAATAAGTTATTGATTAGTGGTTCTATATGATAGTATTTATCACAACAGGTTATGGAAAAAATGTTATTGGCGGAGCTGATTTATGGTGTAATAACTTTTTCGAAAATATATTACCATTAGTAAAAGACGATTACAAAATTGTAGTTGATGGTAGACCTTTGTTACCAGAAGAAGGTGCAATTTACACTTTCCAAAACGATGAGGAAATAGATAAGATATTAGATGAGTGTGATAAAATAATTTTTCTCCACCACTCATACAAACCAAATCTTATAATCAAAAAATATCTTCACAAAACCCACACAACCTTTGTTCATGCATTTATTCCTGATATGTTGGGATTAAACGATGAGTACGAAAATCTAATGACTCGTATTGATTGGGAATGGCAAAAAGAAATATTAGATAACTCTGATAATATAGTTTGGATTGGATATGAATCTGATACTATACATAAAATGTATCCAAATACTATTACAATCACAAATTATTACGAATGGAAAAATAAAAAACCATTTACAGGAGTTATATCTAACAAAATTGGGTATGCTGCTAGATGTGAAACCCGAAAAAACGCACATTATTTAGATTACATTCCATCAATTATATTTTCAAACAAATATGATTACAAACGAATGTTGGAAGGTTCTAAAATAAATTCCGAATACCATAGATTTATAGAATTTGATTATCGGTTCCATCAAAAGTTTTTTGAAAGTAATTTTCAAATATTTCACGGATGTTATACTAAAGAACCGTTTGGATACGCAATTTTTGATGCAATTGATAATGGTAAAATTCCAATTATACATACCGATTGGATGCCACATATTGATTACAAATATAGAGCAAGTAGTAAAGGAGAATTTCATCAAAAATATTTAGAAATTTTAGAAAATGATATGGATATAGTTAATGCTGAATTTCATAAACTATCAACAAGATTATATTTCTATACAAACAAACAAAATTGGATAAATGAGGTCATTAAATATATTAGCAACATATAATGAGTTACAGAATTTGTTTCCAGAAGCAAATTTGATTTCCGTAACCCCAATAAAAATAGAAAAACATCATGAAATTGTTATAGATAATGCTGGTGAAAAAATTAAAATACATCACTATATACAAAACCCATATAATGTATTAAATAAATTAAAATCATTTGATGGTATAACAACTTTTGATTTAATGTATTCAAACCCAATTGATAATTTAATAATTGTTATTGATAGAAAAATATGGAGTGAATTTTATTTACCATTAATGAAAAAAAATCCAATTGAATTTAATAAATTGGAACAGCTGTATGTTGAACGTAATGCAAAAGTTTTATTTAATTTTGCATTTTTAGAAGCAGTTGAGTACGAAAAAGATGAACAATATTTTAGATATGATTTTAAATTTAATCATATTAAAATGACAGATTATGAATTGTTTGATGGAGATAAAAACTTTCACTACGATTCATTCTATTGTATGTTTCATTTGATGGCCGAAGGACAATTTACAAATTTTTTATTTCCAAATCATACTACTGGTAAATTAGCATATAATGATAATTTTTATAATATATTTAAAAATCTAAATATATCACATAATACTGAAAAACTATATGTGTATAGTAGTCAGGCATTAAAACCAAGATTTCATAGAGTTCAGTTTTTATTAAAAGCAAAAGAATCGGATATATTAAAAACAGGTTTAAATTGTATAAATGAAAAATTTTTAATAGAATATTTACAAGCAGTTAGAGAAGGATACATATATACAGACCATACTAACACGCATACCGATAATCATATAAAATATTTTACAAAAGAAAATTTTAATAAATTACAATCTATAAGAAATGAAATAAATATTACACCTTTGAATGCTCCATTTGAGTTTGACCATTTACTTTATTATTTTAGAGAAAAAGAATACGATTTATCATATTTTGAAGTAGTTGGTGAAACACATTGTATTTTTAATTTAAAATATGGATTTTTTACAGAAAAATCTATAAAACCAATATTATCGGAAAAACTTCCATTGATATTTGGTTCCAATAAAGTATATAGTGAATATAAAAGAATTGGTATAGATTTGTTTTTAGATGATTTTGGTTTACAAGGAATTCAAACAAAAAATGAATTAGAACAAATTGATATGATAGTAGATTTTTTAAAAAATAAAAATATAAACGATGCTAAAAATACATTTATTCAAAAAACACCTATATTAAAAGAAAATAAACAAAAATTGATAACACATTATTGCAATATAATGAATAATATAAATAAATTATTATGATATTAATAAACGGATGCTCGTTTTCTGCTGGAGATGAAAACTGGCCTATTGGGTTTGAAACGGAAGGATATTCTTTATTTGATAATAAAAAATCAGCGGAACCATTTGATGTATATAATGCAGGTTGTGGTGGTTCTGGAAATGACATAATGAGGAGAAAAGTATTTAAGTTTTTAAATTCATTACAGTATAATAACGCACTAAAACCACATTGGAAAGTGGATTATGCAATAGTTCAATGGTCTACAATCGATAGATGGGATTATCCTGTATTTGTAGATGAGGATAGAGCAAAAAACTTTCCAAGAATGAATATGCATCCTGAAAGAATTGGTAAAATAAACTATATGTTAAACGGAACTGATATATCAGGATATGGAAAAGAATTCTTTGAAAAATATTATTCAATACATGGTGCTATATTGCAAACATTAGAAAGTATATATCATACTCAACAGTATTTTAAAGAAAAAAATATACCATATAAAATGTTTTGTATAGGTAATTTATTTCAAATGGATGTTGCAGTAAACAAGTTACAGATTCTTCAAAAAAAAACAGATTCAGACGCAGGAAATTATTCTATACTAAAAACAGAAAGTTTGTTTGATAAATTAGAACCATTTGACGATTCATGGTTCGAAGCAAATATAATATCAGAACTATTAGAAAAAATTGATTTTAGTAAATTTATATTTACAGATGATGTTAGGGTAAATGGATTTGGTGGTGGTATGCTAGAATACTTTGTCAACAAAAACGAACCAATGTTGGGTGGTAAAAATCATCCATCAAAAGAACAATCAATCGATTTCTTTACAAATTTTCTATGGCCAAAAATTAAAGATGAAGTTGAAAAATATTATACTAAAATAACTGAATAAAGTTTTGTAAATGTGAATTTTTTTTAGTATATTGTAATCACTTTACTTTATCAACTAATCTAATGCTACAAGATTTACAATACATAAAAAATACTATAACAAATAATATCGAATTCAATGAGTATCAGGAACAAGAAGATTCTCCAGTTCCTTATAGATGGTCTCATGGTGCAACTGATTTACATTTAGGTGATGGATTAATTGTGTATTCCATCATCCAGTATATGAGAGCAAAAACTTGTGTATGTTTGGGAAGTGGTGGTGGATTTATTCCAAGATTAATGACACAGGCTAGATATGATTTATATAATCAGAAAATATTTGAAGGAAATCCTGATTTAAATTGGGGAGATATTGGAGTTACTTATGTAGTTGATGCGATGAATGGTATTGGGGGTAATGTAAATTGGTTCAGAGAAGAATCTTTTTTTAGAAGAACATTTCATCCACGAATTATTAATAAAACAACAGAAGAAGCATTTCATAATTATTTTGTTCTCAATGATATTCAGATAGATTATTTGCATATTGATGCAGGGCATAGTTATGAAAATGTTAAAGAAGATTTTGAGTTATACTCACAATTACTTTCTCCAAATGGAATCATTTCAATCCACGATACCGACCCTAACTATGCAGATAGTTACATCGTTACAAACGAAGTAAAAGATAGAGGTGATTTTGATGATTGGCACGGACCAATTGTATTTGCAAAAGAATTAAAGGATAATCCAAATTGGGAAGTATTTGACCTTTTTAATTTTGGTATTCAAAAAAATAAACCAGCATCAACTGGATTAACATTAGTTAAAAGAAAATGATTAGATTAGTTACAGTAACAGGTAGTAGAACAAACACTTTATATCACATGCTAAAGCATTATGCCGATTTAGTAGATGAGATGTGGGTGGTTGTATATGAATGGGAAGGTGTTAGTACATACAATGATGTATCCGATATTGTTTCACAATTTTCAAATGCGAAAATAGTAAGAAGAGCAATTGGAGAAAAATATAATTGGGAATTAGTTACCAAATTATACAACGAAGAAAAATCAAAATATCCTAATGATTGGTGGGTAATATCGGATGATGATGAGTTTCATTTATATTCAAAACCATTATCAGAAATAATAGCGGATTGTAATAATAACGGGTGGGAATTAGTAAGAGGTGGATTTATAGATAGAATTGGGGAAGATGGTGAATTTAGTAAAATAAATCAAACTGATAATATATTTGAGCAATTTCCGTATGCTGGATTTTTCAGATACCCAATGAGTGGAGCATGTCCAAACAAAATTTGTATAGTAAAAGGAAATATTGAATTAACATCAGGACAACATTATGCTAAAATTGATGGACAAACAACTTGGAAATGGATGGGATGGAATCACCCATTAATTGCACCCGTTGATGAGTATAATGTTCAGGTTCATCATTTTAAATGGGATTCTACTTGTATAGATAGAATTAAATCAGTAGCAGATATTAGAAAAGATTATGCATTTTCAGATGAATATTTAAAAATGTACCAAGCACTTCGGAGAGAAAACTTTCAAATGCCAATTGATGATGATGTAACATATATGTTTGAATATTGCCCAACTGCGAACTATGAAAATTATAAAAATTGGGATAAATTATTTAAAAAAATTATATCTATATAAAATAGGTTATTAAAATGATGAACAATAAAAAGTTATCAATTATAGTACCGTACTCCAATCGTTTACAAGACCTATATACCTTTGTGGGTCACATGGAATACTTTTTAAAAGATAAAACGGATTACGAAATTCATTTCATAGAACAAATTGATGCAGATGTTTATTTCAATTATGGAAAGTTATGCAATATTGGTGCATCCATAACACAAAATCGTTCAGATTATTATGTATTCCATGATATAGATATTTTACCTAAACAGGAATCGTGCAATTACGATTTTGAATACTATCCAACTCACCTTTGTCCAAATTTAAAACCATATCCACATTGGGTAGGTGGTGCTTTTAAAATTACAAAAGAAAATTTCTTCGAAGCAAACGGATTTAGTAATGATTATTGGGGAGGTTCTTTTCATTGGATAGATTTTTTGTATAGATTAAAAAAACACAAATTATTATCTGCAAAAAGATTTTTTACTAAAAATATATATAAACCGCATGTTTTAACAGATGTAAAAGAGGTAAATAAATACATTAAAAAAACAATATATCCGTTTGAATCAAATGAAAATAATTGTGTATTTGTAAGAGCAAATAAAACAACCGATTATATTTTTGAAGATTCATTTACAATATCAATGAATGTTTTTATCAATAACAACCAATCAAATAATGGGTGTATTATTGGAAAACAAGGATATGATATGGGAATTTTTATTATGAAAAATGAAGCAATTGTAGTTCAATTGTGGAGTGATGATAATAATTTACATCAAATGTGGTATCCACATAAATCTCATGCCAATCAATGGATAAACCTATCATTAAAGGTTGATATGGATAAGAAAAAAGCCAGTTTATATGTTGATGGTAAAATTGTGCAAACATTAGATAAATTACCAAAACATTTAATGGATTTTAAAGGAAAAGATTTATGGATTGGTAGTTTAGCATTTAAAAATTCATTTAGTGGCAAAATATCCAACTTATTATTATTTGATTACGCGTTAGCAGATTCTGAAATAATAAAATTATATACAGACGGATACAAAACAACAAACAATACAATAACTACAAATTTTGAAGCGGTTATAAATGTACCATTTGATAAAAAATTTGGAGATTTTTATGTAGATGATTCTAAAACATTTTCAAATCCAAGAATAGTATCAACTGGAATACATCAGGAAACATATTCCGAAGAATTGAATTTATCTTATGAATTTGATATGCCAGAACAATCAAATGGACGGTTTCAAATCTTGGAAAATTCAAAAAAATTTACTAAATTAGAGAACTATAATTGGACAGAAAAAAATGAAATATTTGAAGAAAATGAAAATATTTTCTTTTATGAAATTGCAACTGATATATTAGATACTGATAAATTTGGTTTGAATACATTATCATACGATTTAATATCAACCGAAGAAATTAAAACAGGAGTTTATAAGCATCAAATTAAAATATAAAAATAAAATGGCAAAAATTAAGTTACAGTCTGATACAACACCTTCTACAAACGAAAATTTAGAATCAGTTGTGTTAGAAACTAGAAAAGTAAAAGCATTAGAAAAAATTGCAAACTCATTAGATGCACTTACTATTTGGTTTGAAGAAATTAACAAATCAGAGTGGAGTGATAGAGTTGCGTATTATCTGTATGAATTCTATAATATTGCAAAAGAAAATGGTGCATCATCAAATTCAGAAAAACCTTTTGCTGGAAATGTTCCAACAGAACCTGCCCAAACCGAAGAAGGGGCAGAATTACCACCACCTCGTAGAGCAAGACCTAAAAAAGATATCGAAAAAGTATAATCTAAATGAAATTAGGAATAATTGTACCATATAGAGATAGAGAATCACATCTCACCCGATTCGGTGAAATAACATCTTCATATTTAAAATCCAAAAAAATTAAACACGAAATTATTGTAGTTGAACAAACTGATGATAAACCGTTTAATAGAGGAAAGTTATTAAATATTGGATATATTAAAGCAAAAGAATTAGGATGTGGTTATGTTGTATTTCATGATGTGGATATGTTACCAATTGAGGTTGATTATTCTTATTCTGAATTACCTATGCATCTTGCAACTAATTTTGAATTAGAATATGATAAATCTAAAAACTTATCATTTGATGACTATTTTGGTGGTGTAACTATGTTTAGTTCCGATACATTTGAACGAATAAACGGGTATTCCAATTTATATTGGGGATGGGGATTTGAAGATGACGACCTTTTATTTAGAGTAAATCAGAAAAAAATTCCATTAGATTCTAAAATAATTGGTAAAAATGAAACCAAAAAATTATACGGATTATCATTTAGTGGAAACGATTCTTATATAAAAATACCAAAAAAAGAATTATTAGATTTTGAAAAGGATACTACAATATTAATAACATTTAAGCCAGATGAAATAACATCTAACCCAAATAATGATTATGATGAGTATACTGTATTTTCTATACCTGGTTATGATACAAATATAAGTTATAATTCATTTAGAAGATATAAAATAGATTTTTGGGATAATACTGATAACTGCACTTCTATTAATTCAGAAATATTAACTAATCATTTTACTCAAATCTGTTTAACTTTTGATTATGAAAAAAACCAAATTTCTTTTTATAAAGATGGTACGTTAGTTAATACTGAAAAAGTAAAACATGCACCTAAAGATTATTCAAATGAAGAATATTTTTATTTAGGAGTTGGTTCACCAGAAAGAGATTCTAATCAAAACTTTTTTTATGGAATGATTTCCGAATTTGCAATATATGATTGTAAATTAAAAGATAAAGAAATTGAAATATTATCTGACAATGTTTTAGAAAATTCTTTATTAGAAAATTTTAGAGGTTATAAATCCGCACAACATTTACAATTATATTATGATTTTAAATTCTATAAAGAAGATACTTTATTAGATTTATCATTTAATAATAATAACGGAGAAATACACAATTGCCATTTCATAAAATCACATGAATCATTGGGTAGAGAAATGGCAGTTCCATATAGAAGAAAATCTTTATTTAAATTATTATCTCATAAAACAAATAGTTGGAATGAGAAAAACTGGGTTCACAGAGAAACTCGTATAAACCAATTAAGATTTTTAAATCAAGTTAAAACTAAATTATATAACACAGATAAAGATGGTTTAAATAGTTGTTTATATCAAGTATTAAATGATGTAACAATGAATAACTATCATCATCTATCGGTATTATTGTAGAATGGGACATAAGTTAGGTGTTTGCGTACCATATAGAAACAGAGAGGAACACATGAATAAATTTGTTCCTTGGGTTACTAATTTCTTAACAAAGAAAGGAATTGACCATACCATTTATATTGCACATCAATGTGATGAATATTTATTCAACAGAGGATTGATGAAAAATATTGCTGCAAAGCACGCAATTGATGATGGATGTGATTATATTGTTTGGCATGATATTGATATGGTGCCTGAAGATGATAGTTGTGATTATTCATATCCAGAAGAAAATCCACAACACATTGCAGTTCGTATTTCACAATCTGATTATCAATTAAAATATCAGGAATACTTTGGTGGTGCGGTTGTTTTTACAAAAGAACAAGTTTTAGCAACTAATGGTTATTCAAATGACTATTGGGATTGGGGTATGGAAGATGATGACCTTTTTTGGAGATGTGTTATGGAAGGATATGTGGATAAACAAACTATTGATTTTGCTAAAGTAAAAAATGTGGCACTATTTGATGGTAAGCAATCTTATATTAAAATACCATCCACAGAACAAACTAGAATGGCAATATCTAATTCACATACGATTTCAGTATTAGTAAAAGCAGAACAACAAATAGAAAAAGTTCCTATTTGGTTAATTGGTGATACTGAAAGAAAATTTGTTGAATATCCTATATTCAGAAAACCAGGTTATGATTGGGGATTATCCTTTAATAACAGTAGAGCATATACTGGTATGATGTGGAACTCACACAGAGAACACATATATCAATGGTTCAAGCGTTATGAAGGTGAGTGGACTTGGGTAACAATGGTAGTTGATGATTTAGAAAAGAAAATGCATTTTTATTTGAATGGAAATGAAAGTGATGCTAGAAACGGAACTGGCACACAATCTCCAGTTGAATACAACTATAATTTAAAAAGATATGGTACAGAGCCATTTTACATAGGACACACATCTACCGTAGAACCATTTGAACCACACGCCTTTTTTAAAGGTGAAATTGCCGATATTAAATTATGGAATAGAGCATTATCAAGTGAAGATGTTTCAAAATTACATAAAGAATATTCAACGGATGGTTTAATATTACATTATAATTTTGATGAAATAACTGATGGTAAATTTGTAATAGACCAGGCTGAAGTAAATGATGGTGTAATGTATAATGTTAGTATTGAGGAAAGAGAAATACAAATACCTCATGTAATATTACCGCATAGAAGAGATGGTAAATTTTTCTGTCTACCACATGAAACCGAGGGGTTAATTAAAGTTGGAGGTGTTGATAAATGGGCTAAAGGAGAAACAACGGCTAGAAATGAAAGAAGATATGTATTAGAAATGCAACAGGGTAAGATTGATTATAAAAAAGATGGTATAAATAATATGAAGTATAAACATATTAGCACTAAAATCATTTCCGATAAACATAAATTAATAAATGTTCATTGTTTAAAATAAAAATATGGCAGAAGATAAAAGTTATTCGGAAAATCCGATATATTTAAGAGTTAAAGATGAGTTAGATGCAGTTGGTCCAGGTATGTGTGCCGCTAAATGGACGCAGGTAACATTGCAATTACAAAGTGGGCATAACCACTCATGTCACCACCCTCAAACACATAAAATTTCAGAAACGGAAATTGCACGAAATCCATCTGCACTTCACAATACGAGATACAAAAAACTTCGTAGAAAAGAAATGTTACAAGGAGCAAGACCAACCGAATGTGATTATTGTTGGAAAGTGGAAGATAATTCAGACCGTTTTTCGGATAGAGTTTTTAAATCAGGTGAAAGTTGGTCTTATCCATTTATAAATGATATCATCCAATCTGATTGGAGAGAAGATTTTAATCCAAAGTATGTAGAAGTTGCATTCTCAAATGCGTGTAATTTTAAATGTTCCTATTGTGGTCCTGCATACAGTTCAAAATGGATGGAAGAAATTGAAGAATTTGGAGCGTATCCAACATTAGACAATTTCAATTCAGTTGATTGGATGAAAAATGAAGATAAATTACCCATCCCAAACAAAGAATATAATCCTTATGTTGAAGCATTTTGGAAATGGTGGCCTGATTTATACAAAGATTTACACACTTTTAGAATTACTGGTGGTGAACCGTTAATGTCAAAGGATACTTGGGGTGTATTAGATTACATTCTAAATCATCCAAACCCAAATACTGAATTAAAATTAGCAATTAATTCAAATTTAGGAGTTCCTGATAAATTAATAGATAAACTAATTGAAAAAATAAAAAAAATAGAGGATGAAGGTAGGGTAAAAGAAATTGTAATATTTACATCTACGGATACGTGGGGTGAGCAAGCAGAATACATTCGTACTGGATTAGAATTCAATAAATTTTGGGATAACGTAAATAAAATTCTTACACAATGTCCAAGAACTATTATAACATTCATGTCTACATACAATGCGTTAAGTGTTTTTAATTATGAACAATTAATTCATAATATTTACACATTAAAAGATGTATACGCATCTACCGATAGATATTGGAATTCTGCAGTGTTTTTAGATTCATCATATTTACGATACCCGCTACATCAGACGGTTCAGGTACTTCCTTTTGATTACGCTAAACATATTACGGACCAAGCCAAACTAATTACATATTATGCGGCACCATCATTTGACCCAAAACATATTGGATATTCTGATGTTGAGGTTCAAAAAGTAAAAAGAATTTATGATTGGATGGTTTCTCCGCAGGATGCAACACAACAAATGAAAAATAGATATAGTTTTTATCAATATTTCTCAAATCATGATAAACGTAGAGGAACTGATTTTTGTAAAACATTCCCTGAATTAGAAGAATTTTATCACTTTTGTTCAACAATAAAAATATGAGTTTAAGAGTAAACAAAGATAGTATATTTTTCGTTTTGCCGGAAAGTAGATATGCGGTGTCAAGAAGAATTGATAAAGATATGGATGAGGATTTTTCTTTATTCGTAAAGTTTAAAGTATTTCCTGATACCGTAATTACAAATAAAGAATCATTTGCAATTGCCAGAAATGGAATGCATTCAGGTATTTCTGCTTATAAAGATAATTTGGGAGTTATTTCGATTGGATTTACATATTGGTTTTCAAAAAAAACTGAAGATGGCAGAACTGAAATGTACGCAAAACAAATTTTTACTGGATTATTACCAGAAGAAATTAACGAATTCAATGAGTACGCTATGATTTGTGACCATTTTTTGGAAAGAACTATCAAATGTTATAAAAATGGAAAATTAGTAGGAACTATTGCATTTGAAGATGGTGAAAAGATGAAATACGAACATTCTTTCTATTGGTTTGGGTGTGGGAGTATGATTGGTCCAGAAGAACATCAATGTATTGGAGATTTTGAGTTTGAAATGGCATTTGTGTTAAACAAAAAATTAAAAATTGAAGAAATTCAAGATTTTATCGATAACTACGCAACGGATTATTCACATATAGTTTATAATGATTTACGAAAATTAAATTACGATTATCCATATAGAAATAATTTTGCATTTTTATGTGATTTTAATCATTACAATAGATATAAAGTGTGGGATGTTAGTTTTAGTGGAAATTATCCTCAATTTTATATAGAAAAGAACATTTATTTCTAAAATTATGAAAATATTAGTTACAGGTGGTGCAGGTTATTTAGGTACTGTATTAGTTAATATGTTATTGGAACAAAACTATGAGGTAGTGGTATTGGATAAACTATTATTTAACCAAACGTCATTATTACAATATACTTCAAATCCTAAATTCAAATTTATATATGGAGATGTTCGTAATGAATTTCTTTTACAAAAATTGTGTAATGAAGCCGATGTGATAATCCCATTAGCTGCAATTGTTGGGTTTCCTGCGTGTGCAGCAGACCCAAAGCTGGCAAGGGAAATCAATTTTGACCAAATTTGTAACATAGTAAAATTTGCAAAGGATAAAAAGATTTTATATCCAAACACAAATAGTGGTTACGGTGTTGGGGTTGGGCAAACTGAATGTACGGAAGATTCACCACTAACACCTATATCAGTGTATGGGCAAACAAAGTGTGATGCTGAAACTTTTTTAAGAGCAACCACATCGGCAATCACTTTCCGATTGGCAACTGTATTTGGTGTATCACCTAGAATGAGAACCGATTTATTGGTAAACGATTTTGTTTATAAAGCAATTACAGATAAATATATCGTAGTATTTGAAAAAAACTTTAAGAGAAATTTTATTCACATTCAAGATGTTGCATTTACATTTTTATTTATGATTATAAACTACGAAAAATATAAAGGTCAAGTATTTAATGTAGGGTTGAGTAATGCTAATCTTTCAAAGCAAGAATTATTAGAAAAGATTCAATCCCACGTAAAGGATTTTGCCGTAGCATACAACGATTATTACGAAGACCCCGATAAGAGAGATTACATAGTTTCTAACGCAAAGCTAGAGGAAACTGGATGGGTGCCAGAGTGGGGGTTGGATAGAGGTATTGAAGAATTAATTCAAGCATATCAAATGATTGTTCCAAAAATGGGAGCAGAGTTTAGAAATGGGTTTCCATTAGGGTACGCAAACAATACATAATATGAGTAGTAAATGGGATGAGTTTCAAATTACTCCATCGAAAAAATTTGGTTATGAAGTTCCAACATTCCAACCATCTGTATT